TGTTCTCAGCCTGAAGAGCAGACACTACGTTCTGATTGCCTCCACCGAGGAGACCACCAAGGAGACCGTTGCCATTATTAGAGCTGTTGAGGACACCGAGAGCAAGACCTGCGATACCAGTACCAAGACCCGCACCTGCAACACCCTTAGAAGCAAATTCTGCCATAATTAATTTCCTTTCTAGGATATACCTAGAGTTAGATTAGTAACTTAGTTAAAGAAAACTAAGGTACTCATAGTTACCGAAAGAATACCTTAGTGTTACTTAAAGACCAACCTTAGCAAGACCAAGGTTGTCTGAAGTATCCTCACAGAGGAATTTAGGGACATCAGGCCAAGTGAACTTAGAGGGGAAACCCTCCTGCTTAGTGATGTCCCTAAGAGCCTGCCTGTAAACCTTCATTTCCTCAATATTATTGGGATCTGAAGGATAGTCAGGCATCATGTAATAATCAGTCTCTGCGATCCTTCTGTCTCTCTCTGATCTTGCGTTCTCTGCAAGAATCTCAAGGGAAATTGGAGGGTTCTCTACAATCTGATATTTACCGTCAACCTGTTGAATACTGCAGTCGCCTCTGGTGTTGCACCATACGGCGGCTTCAGGAGGGTATTCACCCTCGAAGATTTTCCCGATTTCGTACATACTCTATTACCTATAAATTAGTAACCACAAGCGAACCAACTAAATGGTAGCATCGCATTTTCAATATGTGGGATAGTAAAGTTACTTGTAGCTCTTGCGCTGATTGCAACACGGGAGATATTAGCCGATGCTGAACCGTTTTGACTGACGGTAATCGTATAGTTTGTATCTTTGAATGCGGTATGAAATGAAATAGTAGTAGCTCTCGTTGTAATTCGCCCACCCTGTTCAATCCATCCATCAGACCACTTACGATACCAAGAGGTTCCACTGTGCCACGTTGTAGTTATATGTGCTTTTGGCTTTGGGATATCACCAACTTGAGCCTGCACAGCATTCACCGCAGACATAACATTCTGAATGTCCACAGACCCTACATTAGTAGCTACACCGTAGGCTACTACACACATGACCCATTCGTGAGATTCTGGCTGAACGGTATCAGAACGGCCATAAATGGGGTTTCCGTCCTTAAGTGAGACTTTATATGTCCTCCCATGCCTCCAAGCACCGTCGCCAAGACCCCCCCATTTGTCCACCGACTCTTCTTCGGATCTAGTACACATACCTGATGTGGTGAGATCTCCGTAGTATGCAGGGCTCCCAAGCTTAAACCATCCTTCTGAGTTCGGTAAACCCGCCTGATGATAAGTAGTAGCCTTAGTTACCTCCATAGCCACCTGCTGATAAGGAGCGAACTTAGGGGTCCTAAAGTTCGTGCTACCATCACCCTCACTATAGAAAGGACAGAAACCATTATCTCTCTCAGCAATCTCTTGCCATTCAGCTTCAGTCTTCACCCACCCTTGAGCAGTAATGTAATCAAAGAAGTCTTTATATAAAGCTCTAGAATACGTAGCTCCATTACAAATAATAGAGTCAGCAGGCACTGTTCCGTAGGGGTGAAGATAGTGGAAACCTAGAGGTCTTACAGTACCTAGCTTGCTTAGCTTTTCAGCTAGTTGATTAATAAATTCTTGATCTTCCATTTAGTAATCCTTTAGTAACCACACACTGCCCACGTTCCACTAGGTTCAATAACAACTGCTTTAAAGGTAGATGTAGTTTTGTCATAGCAGTACCCCCAACCATTTCCAGATGATCCCTTATATGCTCCAGTTACGGTACAGTGGTAATAGGTTGTCGTCATTGGTTTGACGAGCTTGATTGTAAATGCGGAATTGTCTGAAGATGTATAGCTACCTCCTTGCTCAATAAAACCATCAGACCACACTCGATACCAACTCTTGCCGTCAGAACCCTTACCAGCCTCCTTAACATACCTTCTGCTTTCCAACTGACCCAATTGAGCCTGAATGGTAGCTAGTGCTAACTTAATGTCATCAAGAGTAGGATCACCTGCATGAACAGGATTCGCACCATTCATAGCTTGATCGCAAGCATCCAAGATAGTCTGCTTCTTGGCATACGTAGGAGACAGAGTGTCACCAATACCGTCAACCTTAGAGGACACGGCAGTGATTGACTGTCTGATTTTCGTAAGGTCTACCTGAAGTGTAGCATCATTAGTCTTAGCGTCAAGGGTAGCCTGAAGGTTAGTCACATTGGCAATAGTATGAGTATGCGACGTATTAGCCTTACCTGCAAGGCCTTGAGTAAGAGCAGTGTTAGTAGCGTAATCACCCTTACCCTGCTTCTTAGCAAGCTCAGCAGTAAGAGTAGCCGTAGTGACATACCCAGAGAGCGTACTATTCAGGTCGGTAACCTCAGCTACAGTGTGTGTATGTTTAGTGTTAGCCTTACCTGCAAGACCCGTCTGAAGCTCGTTCTTAGTAGCAAGACCACTAAGATCTTGCTCGGGAGGAGTGCCAGTAATCTCACTGTAAGCAATACTGTCCTTAGATGCAAGAGCACCGAGGGTAGGCTTGTTCTTGATGAATGCCTTAGACTTAGAATCAGTAACTGCCCAGTCAGCATTTAGCTGTCCAGAAGCCGCATCTTCAGCATAGCCCTTAGCGAGATCAGCCTGTCTCTTAGCTTCAACTTCAGAAGCCTTAGCATTAACCTCAGAGGTACCTGCCGCAGTCTTAGAGAGAGCCGCGTTGTCCTCAGAGAGCTTAGCCGCCTTTGCACTGTTACTTGCATTAGTAGCCTGAGTCGTAGCAGTACCTGCAGAAGCACTAGCATTCTTAGCACTGGCACTAGCCGCAGTAGCGGACTGGGAAGCACTAGTAGCGCTATCTTCAGCCTCAGAAGCCTTAGTAGTAGCTAGAGTAGCCTGTTGAGTAGCGAGGCTAACCTGCTCCTTAGCCTTAGTAACCTCTTGAACAGCCAAGGCTACCTGAGCCTTCGCTAGGTTAACCTGTTTAGTGCCCTCAGTGGTGACTGCAGATACCTGTTGGTTACCTGTAGTCGTAACTCTAGTAACTTGCTTAGTACCTTCAGCAGTGACAAGACCGACCTGCTTTCCCCCTTCACTAGTGATTTTACTAATTTCAGTGGTTGCGGTATCAGTGATTGATTTTACTTGCTTGGCACCTTCAGCCTTAACTTCTGCAAGAGTAGCGTTACTTGCATCAGCATTATCCTTAGCCTTATTAGCATAGTGCTTTGCAGAGTATTCAGAACCATCGACAGTACCAGTAGTCTTGGTAGCCCAATCCTTAGCCAAGGAGGCGCTATCAGAGGCACTCACCTCAGACGCCATGGCATTGTCTTCAGACTCCTTAGCGTTCCTCTCAGAGACCTTAGCTTCCTCAGCCTTTTGGGTAGCAATTACAGCATTCTCATAGGCATTACTCTCAGAGGTTTCAACATTGTTTTGAATCTGTCTAGCCTCTTCGATGATTGCCTGATTCTCTGCCATTACGGTGTCAGCATGCTTAGCCGCAGATACCGCAGTACCCGCAGAAGCCTTAGAGTTTACTTCAGACTCCTTAGCATTAACTTCAGAAGCCTTAGCTTTCGTCTCAGAGATCTTAGCGGCATCCCTAGCGGCCTCAGCATCTAGCTTAGCCTGATAGGCACCCTTAGCATCCTCTTTGTAGAACTTAAGGGTGATCGCATCGTTGTCATCAATAGGATCCCCAACGTTGACAATACGCTTACCCTTAGCATCCCAATTGCCTTCCTTGTCTACAATGAGTGCGTCATTGATAATGTCTCTACCTTCTTCAGCAATATGAATAGTCTGGATGGTAGACACATCAAGGTCTTTAGCCTTGAGTACCGAAGCGTCCTTAAAGGACACGATACGGTCAGTAGCAGACGTATATCTGCGAATAATGATTTCAGCACCACTAGCGGGAGCTGTATTGAATCTAATGGTAGTCTTATCTACAAAGAAGTAGTCTTTAGTGGTGTCACCGTAGTCACCCCCAAGTTTCTCTCGGGAGTCTACGGTGACCTTCACAAACTTCTTTGCTAGATAATCAAAGGGCACATTGAAGTCTGTAGTAGACCCATTGCCCTGATAGTTAGCAATAGTAGAAGCCATTGTTTTAGTTATTCATCCTTATCGGATAGAGTGTTATAAAGACCCCACTTAAGGAATGGGATATTAGTAGAATTACGAATAGCTCTGACAGCTTTCTCTTTGTGATTCTCTAGTTGCTCATCGGTGAAGTTTTCATCACCTGTCATACGAGCTACATTAGCAGAGTACCCTGCAATGTCCATGAAAGACTTGATGGTAGAGTATGCAGGAGCCAAGTCTCTAAACCACTTGTCAGCATCAAAGCCTCCATACAGCTCATCCTTCTCTTTCTGAGAGGAGAAGCCTTCAGTGGTAGTCTTAACGTCAGGGTTCACACCTGCGGTGTTGAGAAGCAAAGATGGAAATGCAAAGACGCTAGAACGCATAACACCATTAATACCAGCCTGAAAAGCAGTGTCTAAAGTAAGCCCTTCTTCAGAATCATACTTTAGAGTCTTCTTAAGGTACTCCTTTCGCTGTTCCTCATCCATGCCTGCAGTATTAATAAGGGTGTTAGTAAGCGCACCAACGGTACCCAATGCGGTAGACAAGAAGATACTATAGGCTTGTCCAAGTGCATCACCCTCAGCCATTCTACCTAGAATTTTCTTAAGTCTCTTATCGTAGGATCTAAGAGCGAACGTCTTGAACTGCAAGAGCAACTGCATAAACGGATTCTTTTGGGCACCCTCCCAAAGGAAAGTGTCACCCAAGGTGTTCTTCTGGATTACCTCATGAGCAACATAGTCGCCCATACGTCTAAGAGTCGCAAGAGCGGCAGGATCCTTAGAGAGGATAGCGTCAAGGTTGTCAATAGTGATTTCCTTGTTCTTACCTACGGTAGTGGATTCCTTAAGGATCTTCAGTAGATTATCAAAGTTCTCCTGAGAGATCCCATTGCGTTGCATAAGCTCCTTATTAAGGAAGCCCTTCTTGGAAATAGACTTGTTATGAGCGTACTGAATAAGCTCACCCAAGAACATACCTTGAGAAGCCTCAACGATAGAGTTCTCGGTATTCTGAATGAACTTAGTAAACGGAGAAGCCTGAGCAAGAGTATCGGTTGCCGCAACAAGAATAGACTTAGCCTTATCGCCATTGAACCTACGTAGTTGCTTCTCAAAAGATTCCGTAGCAATGTCTCTAAGTAGACCAGTCTCTCTTACGGACATGCCAAAGATAAGAGACTGAGCCTGTCTAATCTCTGCATTGGTCATGCCATTCTTAGCCCAATTATCAAAAAGCTCTCTAACAAGAGGGACACCCTTAAAGAACTGCAGGGCACCATAGTGTTTAATAGCCTCACCCTGTTCAAAGAGATTAGCCATACCCATCATAGCATTCTTAGAGAAGAACGTAAGGTTTCTGATGACATCCGCCATAGCACCAAGCCAAGAGCTATTAACATCAGACATGCTATGGTGCTTATTGTAAATCATGTTGATAAGCTGTTCCTGAGCCTGTGCAAACTTCTTAGCGTCAACTCTACCCCCTACGGCAGAATTAACTTCCTCAGACCACATCTTACCCAGCATACTCTCAAAGTCACCCAAGTTCTCACACCCGTAACTAAGGAGGATATTGTCACCAATAACCTTGTTATGGTGCATACGGACAGCCTCAAGAGGATCCCTACGTAGCTTGTCAATAGACAACCCACTACGGGTAGTAGCAGAGGTATCCCAAGGGATTCTAGTCACCTCAGGGTCGTACTTGATGTTTGCAATGTTACCATCAGTGATGATAGCCCTACCCATGGAAGTACCTTGGTCGATCCAACCAAGAGCATCCTCCCTAGCTTCTTTCTGCATCCATTCAAGCACGTCTACCCAGTCAGGCTCATCAGGTAGAGGCTCAAGATTATCCTCAAACTTCTCCTGTCTAACCATGTCCTGAGCCTTGTGCTGTTGCCTCTGGACTTCACTAACCTCTCGTTCCTTGGCCTTGATCTTATTTGCAGTTTCTTTCTCTACAGCTTCGATCTTCTCGATAATAGAGTCTCTATCCTTGACGAGTTTCTTCTCGAGTTCCTTAAGTCTCTCGGATTCTCTCTTCTGGATACCCTCTACTCTAGCTTCGTAGGATTCCTTCTTGCTTTCTAGGATATTCTTAAGTCTCTGCTCTTCTGCTTCGATAGCCTCAAGGAGAGCTTCCTTCTTAGCTTCTCTAGCCTTAAGAGCGTTCTCTTTGAGTTTCTTAGCTCTCTCTACAAGAGTAGTGCTTACGTACTTGTCGTACCTCTTCTGTGCGGCATTAGCTTGCCCTTCGGTCTCAGCCTTAGCCTTAGCCAACTCTTTCTTTAGTTCAGCTTCTTTTCTAAGACGCTCAATCTCTTTGTTGATTTCGGCATCAATGTAGGCATCGGAGGTTTTGTCGAGTTTATTGTACTCTTTCTCTAGCTCTTTGGTTTTCTTCTCAGATTTATCCTTAGCTTCCTTAACAGCCTTGTTATAGTCAGCTTCAGCCTTCTCAAGGTCATTAGAGATATCCTCAGAGATCTTATTCTTAGCCTTATTGTAGGCAGGTTCTAGCTCATTGTATTTATCAGCTAGATTGTCACCTCTAACATCTCCTCTTTCTTGAATGCGTTCAATACTTCTAGAGGCTTGAGCGGCCTTGTCAGAAATAATCTTATTGGAAGCCTTAGCTACCTTTTGGTACTTGATGTCCTTTTTCTTGTCTTGCTCGGCAATCTGTGCTTCCCTTTCAGCCTTGAGCTTAGCGTAGACATTCTTCTTGTAGTAGTCAAGGATTCTCTGTCGTACTTCAGGCTTAGCAAGTGCACCATCAACAAGAGCTTTAGAAAGTTCATTAACAAGTTTCTCTACCTGAGGCCCTCTAGGGAGCTTAGGGTCAAAGAGGTCACCAACCTTTCTAGGATCGCTTACTCTAGGGACATAACCACCCCTCTGGCCAACCTTAGAGGTTTTCTGAAGGAAATCCTTAGTAGACTCCACGATCTTGCTGAATTCTTCATTACCTACAAACTTGGAAGGGGTTACACCGTTCTCAATAGCCTGACAAATAGCTAGATTGATTTCTGCGTCAGCGTGTCCGAGCTTCCTGAGATTATTGAAGCTATCTCTATAGCCAGACTCAAAGTTCTCAAAGTCAATCTGAGCGGCTCTAAGTTTCTCCTCTACAGTCTGCCCTTGGAACCTCGTTGCATAGTGAACACCGTTCTCATCCACATAACCAGAACCGCGGTCTACAAAGACAGACTCACAGAACTTTCTAAAGTTAGTAGACTCAAGAGCCTGAAAGACGCCCTTAGTGGACACAAGGGGGACTCTTCGTTCGATGTTGTCAAGGAGATTGTTCAAGGACGTAGCGACCTTAGTGGAGCCTCCAATGCCATCAAAGGCCTCAGAAGGAAGATCCTTACCTGCCTCCTGATACTCCCTGATGATTTTGGCTCTACGAGCAGTATCACCTACATAGTGCCCACCCTTACCTAGACCCTTGAATGCAAACTCAATACCTGCACCAAACATAGCACCAACAAGCATGTCTTCCATGATGTCATGTTCTGCACCAGACACATAGGTATCAATCTGATTAGACACAGCACCCAAAGCGGCACCTGTGAGTACCCTGCCTGCCATACCATACGCACCAAGCGCTGGAACATAAGACAAAGGATCCACAACAGCGCCACCAATAGAGGAAGTAATCGAAGAGAACCAACCGGCTTTAGCTTCAGCCTCTCTATACTTGATTACGTCATCGTTGATCTTAAGCCTCTCTTCGACATCCTCCATCGAAGTAGCACCATTGAGTACAGCATAGTACCTATCCATGTTGTACCCTACCTTGCCTAGGATTTCACCCCTTTGTTCATCCGAAGGTGCAAACTGTTCACCAAAGATACTTCCGTCAGCAAAGGACATCTTAAGGTATGTAGGCACATAACCGTGCTTCAAGCCGCCCGCAAAGCCGACCTGAGGCTCATCCGATGTATCCTGAGAAGGGTCATAGACATAACGATTGTCAGCCCAACGCTTTGAGCGAAAACTGATGCCAATGAGCCTGCTCCTAGTAGTATTAGCAAGAGCCGCTCTTACAGCATCCTCATCAACAGGATCCTTGATAAAGGGCTTGATCTCCTTAGACGACTCAGGCAAATCAAGGTTGGTAAATACAGGCTTCCTATCAATCAAGGAATCCTCAAGAGGCTCCTGCTTAGGGGGCTCACTAGGATTAACGGTAGGGACAGGTTCATCTACCTTCTGTTCTCCCCACCTGTCATCATCACCGATGGTGTCGATGTAATTCCAAGTTTCCTTAGGGAGACCCTTGTAGTTTCCCTTAAGGTAGTTCTTCATTGCGGCAGTACCACCGTTGTACATAGCCAGTGCTGCATACTGATTCCCCTTAGCATACTTAAGGTTATCCTTCATAATACGACCTGCAAGGTCAATGTTAAAGAAGGGATCCTTAAGGGTGCTAAGGTCGGTCACACCATAAGCCTTTGCAGTTTTAGGCATGATCTGCCCGATACCCATAGCACCTGCACGAGACACAGCGTTAGGGTTAAATCGTGATTCTTGATACAGTTGTCGTCTGAATAGAGTATGATTCAAACCGTATCTTTCAGCAGTATCCTTAATGATACTATCAAAGGGATGCTCCGTATTCTCGAAGTCACCCCAAGCACTACGTCTAGGATTCATTAGTCAGTCCCACTCTTTAGTTCAGAAAGTCTATCAAAGACAGTTGCATTCATTTTCTTTTCAAGCTCCTTAGCCTTTCTTTCAGCGGCCTTGTCAAGGGTACGTTGGATGTCCTCAGTCGTGTAGGACTTAACGTAGTTATACGTACCCTTCTCATACACAACAAGTCTTCCAGACTCCTCGTTGTAATCTACAGAATACTTGGAGTCATCCCCATAGTCGAACTCCTCTCTAAATAGCTCCTTAGCCATCTTAGGATCAGCATTGCCATAAGCTCTAGAGGTAAACACTCTAGCAGGGACACTAGTGCCTAGGAGAGTCACGTACTGATTTCTGTAGACATCCTTAGCCAACTCTACGGCTCTACTGGGAGTCTCACCAGACCCTACAAACCTGCAAGCCATGTTATAGATGAAGTCTTTACCTGTCTGGTCAATCTCGGTACCAATAACCTTAGATATCTCAGTTACACCAGTGTTGACCTTGATTCTAAGTCCCTCAATCTTTGCTCTTCCCTTAGAGTCACCCTTGAGTTTTTCAAAGCCTGCGGTTCTCTTTACAACATCTTCCCAAGACCTACCCCCTTCCATTAGAAGAATAGCACCATGGATAGATTCAGTGAAACCCTTGGTACTACCAGTGGCATACAAGAAAGCCTGAGGATCAGTACGGTACAGCTCAATCATCTGAGTGATCTCCTCAGGGGGCTCCTTAGGAATAGTCTCAGGCTTCATGCCGCTATTGAGATAGTCAGACGTAATACCAATCAGCTTCTCACTAGCCGCTTCAGCCTTGTCCTTTAAATAGCGTCTTGCAGAGTTGTCCCTAAATGGGACAGAAGAGTTCTTTGCAATTGCGAGTACACCCTCAGTAGTGAGCTCGCCGCTCTCAATCATAGAGTCAAAGGCGACATTTAGATCGTCTGAAGAGAGATCAGAAGAGTCGCTACTCTTAAGCTCCTTTCCAAGCGAAGCGTCCTTTAGAAACTTCTTAGCTAGGTTTTGCTTGATAAGAGCTTTTTGCTCATTTTGGGCCTTTACAGCAGTGGCTCTCAAGGCACTTCTTTGGACTTCTCTAGCCCTGTCTACAGCCTTTTCGATGTCCTTTACTCTGTCCGTAAGGATGTTGCCATTAGCTTCCAGTTCACTGTTTCTAATGGCCTCAAGAACGGAAAGCTCACCACTATCTGCTAGATTATCAAGGCCATTCTGGTAGTCAAGATATGCCTTAGTGTCTCTCTTGTACCTATAGTTATAAGCATTAATAAGGGAAGTCTTATAACCATCTTCGCCTAGGTATTCCCTAAGGGTTACACCACTGGCAAACGGAAGGTCCTTATAATCTGCAAGTTGCTGTAGATTAAAGAAACCTTCAGGACTATTCTCAAGAGACTTTACGACACTAGTCCAAAACTTATTTCGATGTTCTGGGTCAAGGAACCTACCAACGGTAAGATCCATTTCCCTAAGTGCACCAACAAGTGCTTCAGCATTACCACCGTTCTGGATGATTGCATGAACCTTGGCAGATTCGGTGATGAACATGTCCTGAACGTTAAACTTATGCTCAACTTCTTTCTGACGTGCCATCATCTTGATACGTTCTGCAGGGGAGTTAGCAAAGACGCCCCTGTTAAAGAACACGTCATTAGAGCTGTAACCAAACTGTTTGGCTACATCAGACACATTCTCACGCATGAACTTAAAGAACTCAGCGTCAACCTCTTCAGGAGCCTTTCCTTTAAATTCATTAGTGTCAACTCTTCGTTGAAAGTCCTCAGTGATGTACTGGAACAGCATCTGGCCATGAGACTCTTTAAGTCTAGCCATTGCAAGAGGGTCATCTTGGAAGGGCACAAGACCCTTGGTCATCTCCTCACGGTACTGTTCAAGAGAATGTGACTTAAGGTAATCATCAGCTAACTTATAGGACAACTCCTTCTTAGCTTCGAAACCACCTTTAATAGCCTTAGCTACATCCTTAAAGCATTCAAGCCAATTGTCTGCTTCTGGGATAGTTACATTATTTTCATTGATAGAAATTGTAGCAGGCTTAGCCGTACCCAGTTTATCCAAAGCAGAGTTGAAATATCTCCACTGCCCCCACTGATTGGCAATGGAGGAATTACCGTCTGAATTTTTATAAGCCATTAGTAAAAGTAACCTCCTCGTTCTCTAGGGGTAATGTTAGAGTTGTAATAGTTAGCCCATTGCTGTACGAAGTCAACATAGGGTTTGTACTGTTGGTAATTAGCCATTACGTTACCAAGGAAGCTACCACCAGTATTGGATGCAATAGACGCACTAGAGGATGCACCACTCATACCAGTAGATGCAACTGCACCTGCCCCTCCAAGAGCCGCCAACGATCCAGTAGATGCCCCCGTAGAAGCCATAGTAGATGCCCCAAGTGTTGGCACAGTACTAGCCGAAATCCCATAAGAAGCCAAGAAACTTTCAGCAGTGACAGCACCCGCACCACCCGCGGCACCTGCACCACCACCGAGGGCTCCTGTAGCAGTAGAGGCTGTAGCCCCACCAAGAGCACCACCAACTGCACTACCAATGCCTGCAGTAGCGGCACCCATAGCGGCACCAGTGATCGCACCGCTGAGGAACTGTTGGAAAGCCCTAGAGCCACCAATAAGATTATTATTGAGGTTATCTCTAGCTTGCTCAACGGATGCCTTAGTCTGGATGTAAAGGGCGTCCTTCTGGAACCTTACATTCCACACATCATTGAGGTAGGCTTCTTTAGTTGCCGTCTCTTGTCTCAGAGTCTGCCCACTAATTGTCTGCTTGATCTTATCTTGAGATCTACCGTCAAGGCCTGTCTCAGCAATAGCCGCCTCAATCTGTGAATTGTTCTGATAGGCATTAAGAGACAAAGAAAACAACTCACCTAGGGCAGAGTCGTACATTGATCTTTCTTGCCTGTCAAGTGACGCCTGATTGTAGTTATAGTTTAGCTGTAGGTAGTGCATCTTCTTCTTGAAGGCTTCAACCATGCTACGGTTCTGTTTAGAGATTCCATATATAGAACCTGCGCCACCAACTACTGCACCAACAGCGGCGCCTACTCCGATTACGACACCACTCATTCTTTAATCAATTCCTTTCTATTAGTTGTTAACAGCATCCACTCTGGAGTAAACTCTTTCTCACATTCCCTCAGGTCAACCTTATCAGTCCTAAAGCACATCGTAATGTGCGTATCTTCAAGTGCCCTAAATGCTTGCCTACGACCACCCTCAGCTTGAATGATGTTGTAACCCTTAAGTCTCCCTACAGTATTCCCTAGGGTAACATAGCAATCCCCACTGACAATTACAGTAGTAGGGATCTGGATGTAAGCCCCAATAATAGCTACATCCTTAGGAATAAAACAGGTTCTGTAATACACCCCTTCATAAACAAAGTGTTCAATAGGGATCTCAACTTCATTACAGACACAACTCTCCATAGCATGAATTGCGATGTCACAAAGCATGTTATTCTGCTCAGGAGTTAAGGGTTTCAACTTCATACGCTACTATTCCTTCTAATGTAAAGACCTTCCCAACCACCTGAAATCAGGTTAATAGGTTGGACATTGTCGGAGCAGACAGTAATGACCACTTCATCATTATTGTCTTGAATAGGGAACTTAAACTTACCCGTGTAAACCTTGTTTGCCCCCAAGATAGTCGGAGATTCACCAAGGTTCCTACCAGTAAATCTATACTTAAAATGCTTTTCCTTAAGGTCATTATCGACCTTGCATTCAAATACGCCAGACTTACTATAGTTCAACCAGAAGTACCTAAGCTGTAGCCTACCTTCAATCTCAGAGATAACACCGCCAGTATCCGTATTCCTCTTAATGGACTGCTTAGATAGAGTTACACAGAATTTGTAGGTAAGACCCACAAACACCTCAACACCCCTCATGTCCCCTTGGATCCTAAAGACACCATTGGAATCCCAATCAGCAACCTCAGTAACGTAACCGTCTTTAGTGACAATGAAATACTTATGATCCTTAGTAGACGGGATAGCACCGTAGATATCCTTAAGGGACACCTCAGTGTAATCCTCATAGTCACTGTACTTGTTGGACTTAGGAATCGTGTATTTCTTCTTACGATCCATAAAGAGCCTAGTGGGTTCATCAGAGAAGTCAACAGCATTACCTGTCAGCAATGCCTTCTCTAGGTACAGGCCATTCGGAGAGTTAATAAGAAGATAAATCTCTGAGTCAACAAACTCCGCTAGAAGAACCTCAGAATTCTTGTTTGCAAATTCCCACTTGAACCAAGCCTGCTGTTCACTAGTGGCATTAACAAGAATAAACTTATAGCAGTATACGATATTAGGGGTAGTAGAAGAGATAGCCGTAACTACGTTCTCTGTGGTGTTCCCAGAGAGTCTAGTGATGCCCTTAGGGATGTACGTAGGCACATGTGCGGCTACGTCTTCAGCATCCTTGAGGTCAGCTACGTCCTGCAAGGAGTAGTAACGCATCATAGAACAGTAGTTTACACGATCGTTCACGAAGAAGATCGAAGGGCCAATAGAGATAGGCTGTACATTCGTGTCATAGTCAAAGTTAGTGATTTGGTCACACTTGACACTCTTAGGAGTCATGACACCATCACTAGACAACACAAACTGACCTTCACGGGAGAACAACATAAGCTCTCTAGCAAAGGGAACAGCATGAGTCAGAATGGCAACCTTATTAGAGGAAACCGAGACATCAATAGGGTCAGTGTCTGCAATAGCCGCAGAGGACTTAAACCAGAAATTAAAGAAGTCGTTGGTTGCACTAAGGATAATGGATTCATCAGCGATGACCCCTAGGCGATTACGGTAGAAAAAGATGTCATTGATCTTCCTACCAATGAACGAAGGATCAGGGTTAGTGTCTTCATTACCAGCACCTCTATCAACCCACGGGAGCTTCTTAAGGAGAAAGCTACCATCCTCCTGCCTAACAATAGCATGAGGCATATTCTTAGGGTTGATCTTAGTTGGAATCCTAGGTGCTACAGTTTCCTTCCACACCTTATGTTTGTCGTCCCACTTTACATAGAAGTCGTCATCTTCTGAATTCTTTTCCCCAGACACCTGCATGATGTAATCCTCAGGTGCAATCGGAGGGAGCTTATTAACAGCCGTAACCTTGCCCATGTAAGCAATAGCGTTCTGGTTACCAAAGCCATCCTTAACGAGGACATTAGGAGGATCCCAACCAGACTTAGATTGGATCGTAATAACAGAGTCACCAACTAGACCTACGTTATAGGAACTCATGCTCGCACTAGATCTAGAGTAACCCATAGACGCTCTACCACCAACCTGATTCAATAGGGCATCATAGGTACCCCCAACGTCAGGGTTATTGCCATCAGGTTTCTTGCCAGTATTAAGAAGGGCATACAATGCTCTTGCAATAAAGGCAGTAGTAGTCTGAACAGCTTGCTTAGCTTCACCGCCATCAGGTGTAATAACACCACACATATACTCACCATCGACATAAATGGCGTAAGTCTTAGCATACTGGGCATTCTTGATGTACACTAGAGCAGTATCCTTTTTACCCGATGGAGACGTACCTTCTACGGCACCGACCTCCTTCTCAGTGTTCAAGACAAAGGTGTAGTCAGCAACAGTAACTGCCTTTAGTTTGCCCTTAGGGTCACTAGTGGTAATGTACTGTTTAGACTCATCATCTTCAAACTTACAAGTCTTAGACACACCATTAAGGTCAAAAACCTGATACTCCCCAGACCCCATCTGAAGAATGTACTTTTCCTGCTCGTCTCTATTGATTACATGGTACTTCTTCTTTGTAGCGTCAACACGGTCAGACAAACGTTTGATTGCAAGAGTCGGAGGTCTCTTCTGGAGACCCTCAACTTCATTAGGGAACCCATTGACAAGCTCAGTCACCTGATCGGGAAATCTGATGATGTCAGGTTGTTGAGAGACACCGCCTTTAAATGAGTGAATGCTTTGAGATACTAGAGGCATGCTTAGCTCCTCTGAGTCTGCTGACTAATGAACTGGTCATCATTGAGGATGTTATAATTACCATCCGTCAGTTCATAGTCTACAATGTCTGCATAAGCCGCACTCTCCTCTAGCTGTAGGTGTGCATCAATATCAGCAGAGGTAAGATACCTCATCTGAAAGACTCTACTGGCTCTAACAGTAATATACTTTCTGAAGACCTGAGGAAGCTCCTCAAAAGGAAGCTCCCTGACAAGTTCATCCAGAGTGATGCCTTCAGGGAACTCTAGAGTCCCTGAATCAAGATCATAAAAATAGCCTCCTCTGCTTACAAACTTATAGCTAGTAGAGACAACCCTTAGGAAGTCTCTACCATAAGCAACTTTGTTAGTAAAAGAGTCAGGCTCCAAGGTAACACTGGTGAGAGTGTTAAAGCTGTAACCCCTAGACTGGATCTCTTGACTGACAGCCTTAAGGATTCTTACAGCATTCAGCACATCCACATTAGCATCATCCTCAAGAGAATTAACAGGGCTAGAGCCTACGGATGACAAAATTTCATTTACTGCATCAAGTTCAGTGCTAGGAGTTACAATCATTATTCTTCCTTGTTGTTATTCTTTTCGACGGTTCTTCGAGGCTTAACAGGCTTTGCAGTTGCACTAAGGAGACCCAGTTCCTGAGCCTCCTCGGGGGTAAGCTGATACCCCCACTTGTGCACCTGACAGAAGTAAGTAGTCTCGTAAGCCTTCTTTACTTCTTCAATGGTCATCTATTAAGCCTGAGCAGTCTTAACGATAACACCAACGGCTTCAGGACGAAGACCACCATGACCCATAGCGTACTTGGCAATGATCTGGTCAGCCTGATATTCAGCACGACGAGCACGTTCCATAGCGAGATCCTTCAGCTTGACCGTGCCAACAGCAGAGCGATGGAACACGATACCCTGAAGCTTAGCGGCAGTGTACTTCGTATTAAGCTTATGCTTGCCATCAACACCATTGTTGAGGAGGTGCGGAACTTCGATCACTTCAAAGCCGCAAATCGTCTGGAGCTTGCCCGTGTTCGGGTCAAAGAGGGCATGGTAGTTAGCGGCATCGGGCATGAGAGCCTTCATCACAGCAGAGTAGCCTTCAGGCGTCAGAAGGCAATAGCGGTCACCCTGCGGGACATAGTTCTTCGTCATCTGGGCACGGGCGGCAAGAAGAGCCTCAAGGATCTTATTGCCATACTCAGCTTCCTGCGAAACATCAAGACCCGTAGCAAACTCAAAGGCCTTGCCAGTACCCGGAACAAGGTCATCATCCTCACCATTATCAGGAATGTTACCATCCTTGAACGTAGCGTCCTTAGCGGCCTCATTGGCAAGTTCATTGATAATAGCACAGTCAGCACTCATAGCGAGAGCTTCACCGAGCTGTCGGGAATACTCGACTCGAACGTCGTAATGGTTCATCGCATCGTCGATATCCGTGATAAGGCAGTCAGCCGTAAGGAGGCCGTCGATAGCGATGACACGTTCATTGTGTTCCATCTTCTTACGCTGGTCATCAAGGGAGTCACCCGGAGCAAGATACTTAGCACGGGTACGACCCATCACAGCGAACGAAGCACTCTTACCATGAGAGATCGTTCGAACCTGATGACGAGACATCATAACAGAGGTTCGTTCAAAAGCGGTCAGAACTTCACCAGTAAAGACCTTCATAAAGAGGGCCTCACGGTCACCCGCGGAAAGCTTCTGACCAGGATTGGAAATACCAGTAGCAGCAAGAGCAGCCATTTTTAATTATTTTCCTTTTAAAGTATATAAGATTTGTTATTATAGATAAAATTAAACACTAGTGGCCCACATTCTCTGTTCGACCTGTCGGGTGTATTCAGGATCCCTGCCATAGCGCTTATCGCTCATAGCCTCGATCACTTCAGATTTGTTTGCAAACCCCTTAGGACGATTTACAGGAGTGGCCGTACCGCCGTGAATAGACTTATTAGCGGTACCCATCTTGGAAGCCATCTTAGACTTCATGCCCTCAAGCATGAGAGAAACAGCTTCCAGATTATTGTTGTCGATTGCTCTGTTAAAGGAGTCAATCGTCTTCTGAGGGAGATTCTTGGATGCCCAATCAACAATACGATTGTACTCCTTAGTACCCCCTACGGAATCATAAACAGCTTCAGTGAAGCGAGATTCAAGAGCCTTTCGACTCTCAATGAAACCCTCGATAACCTCAGAAGGATAACCTGCCTTCTCAAGTTCAGCAACAGTTTCATCAGAGAGCTTACCATTCTCCTGATATTCTCGGACAGCCTTATTGAAGTCCACACCCTTTTCCTTAAGGGAGTCCTTCACGGCATTAATAGCCTTTTCGTGCTTGTCTACTTCTTCTTGAAGATTCTCTTGATCTTCATTTCGATCACGAACAGCCACATCATCAGAGTGGTCTTCAGTTCCATTAGCTTGTTCTTCATTATGTTCTTCCCCCGACTTTTCGTTCTGAAGAAGGGGGTCTCCAATATCAGGGTCAACCTCAATCTGAGTCGTAGAAGACTCCATGATTTCGATACCCTGTGCTTCAGCCTCCTCAGTGAGAGACTGAGGTTCATTAAAGTCAGTCATTAGTTATCCTTTAGTTATTCAGGTGCCTGCTGTGCTAGCAAGCTAGCTGTGCTAGTGTCCTAGCTGTGCTAGTGTTCTAGCTGTGCTTCATTGACAGCCATCTGTGCACCTGCGTCAATGCCCTGTTGCTGGGCATACTGTTCCATAGCGGCCTGTTGTTCTGCCTGAAGTTCTTCAGGAGTCTTCACTAGACCCGTAGCATCAATATGAGCCGCCGCAAAAATCCTAGTAGCAAGATTACCAACGTTGAGAGCCTGTAGAAACTCAGGGAACTGTTGCATCAACTGCAAAGCCTGAGCGAGATTGTTAAGATCCTGTCCTCGACCAAGAGCATCAATACCCGTGATGATGGAGGGCTCAATCTCTGCAATACTCTCGTCAACCACAGGGAGCAGACCCTGAGATTGCATCTGATTGTAGACACAGGCAACAAGAGGAAGCTGTAGCTCCTGAGACAGGAGAGAATAGACACCACCTAGGGTATCCTCTAGTTCACCTGCAACATACCTAATCTCTTCTGCGGTAACTCTGTCTCTACCTACAGCCCCACTCTGGACTGCAGAGTTAAGAAGGAACGCATAAGACAAACGAGACTCAATCTGTTGAGCAGTAGTGAGTACCGTCTGCATGTCCATGCTCTTATTGAGTTGCATTGGAACAACGTCCTCCATACGGCCCCTAACAAAGGCACCGTTCTCTGCCTTAGACAAAGCCCTGATGTTGGTCTGACAAGCAGGAGACACGAGATAGAGAACCTTAGAGGCAATCATGGAGATATCCACAATGCTCTTAGAGAGGTTCTCAAGGGAGATAAGGTCGCCTAGGTAATCCTCAACAAAGGATCTACCGTAGTGTTCCCCGTCCTTCTTATTGAATCTAAGGGGGATCCAAGGGCTCTTGTTTGCAGGATAAGTCTGCTCACTGCCTGCGACAGGTTCACCTTCAATCTCCTGATAGGATTCCCACTGATAGGTGTCACCACTAGCTACTCGGTAAATGTGAGTATAGATGTCGACCTTTTCGTTGATAGTCGGTTCACCAGAATCAGGGAGAACAGACTGCATGGAATCAGGAAGACTACCACGGGAAACAGTGTCCTTAGCGACAATCTGAAGGACATTTCCAATAGTGTCTCTCTGGACAGCGTACTCACGAAGAGTATAGCACCTCATACCACCTTCAGCAGGAGGGAGGAACAGAAGTGCATTGCCTGCAATGATAAGTTGCTTAATAGCTTCAAACAGAGTCGGCCTAAGAGACTGAGACTCCATGTACTTAATCATCTGCTGTTCCATCATGGACAAACCGTATTCGATATTGTCCTTCAGCTGGTCATCAGCAGACTCATTAAGAGCTACAGTCGACTCCGCGTCCAACCCCAGTCTAAAGAAAGGTTGATTAGGAGGCAACAGAGAAAGAAGAAGCTTAGAGGCAAGATTATTAAGACCCCTAGCACCCACAGAATTGTAAGGAGTGGAATAGTTAGTACCACCATCATCAGACTCCTTAGGAAAGAGCATAGGGATCGTGTAGGTTGCACACTTCTCTGCTCTCTGCGTGTACGGGTCTCTGTCTGTTGTGAGTTTGTCATAGGTCGTCTTAGCTCCTTCAAGAGGGATATTACCTGCGGTATGTTCACTAGTTGCCATTCCAACCGTCCCACCCATCGCTCAATGATTGATTACCAACCATCATAACCCTCCATGTTAGACAAGGTTACGGCCTGCACCTGCAGACACATCAGCATTCCCTGCCTTCTTGATTCTAAGTCCCTTCTTACCCTTACGAAGCTGAACCTTCTCGGTTTCTTCCTTCTTCTCAGCTTCACCCTCAGGGTTCGTAAGCTCAAGCTCAGGAGCAGGCGTAGGTGCCTCAGGGGCACCGCCGCCACCGCCACCACCTCGGTAAGCACCGAAGGATGCGACCTTTGCAACCTTCTTAAAAGCCTTCTTAATGGAACCAAATCCCATTATTAAATTTCCTTGTAAAAAGTTTTGTATGAAGAGTAACCCAAGTGTTTCTCATAGGTGTTCTCCAGCATCTTGTTGTTGAGTGTGTTGGCGTTAGAGAAGGCCAGTAGTCTTACGTTAGTACAAGCTCTATTTTCAAGAGCATAAGCTATTGCTCTAGACAAACCAAGACCCTTTTGGAAAGCTACAGTGCACTCTTCATTTAAAAATGTTACTCCCTCAGGTGCATACCAAGGTCTCCCCCTAGACACTAGGGATGCACCCGAGAGAGCATTTTCTTTGTTATAGAAAACAAGGACGATGAAGTCTTCAAATTCACCACTAATGACACCCTTAAGAAACCTACGTACTACACGTACATCAGCGTATTTCTTAATGAAAGGGAGGGAGTCAGGGTCATCTTTGATAATCTTTGCACCCTTGTCAATTACCTGTTCTAGGATGTCTCCATCATTAGGTTGTAAGACACCAATCCTAGAAACATTACTTAGGGATGTTAGTCCCTCTGCCAGAACCCACATAATCAATCCTCAGGGCCTTCTTGCCCTTGTTCTTCTTGTGTTCTGCAGTTTCTTCAGCACCCATTTCAGGAGCCTCAGGTTCGAGCACAGGTTGCTCAATGGCAGGAGCCTGAACCTTAACCTCAGGAGCCTTAGGTTTACTAAAGAGTCCACCCATTAGTTATCTCCATTCTGTTTATCATGTTTATGTCTAAGGTAGGTAACAACCTGTTGAATACCTAGAAGAGTCTCATTACTCTTTTCATACCAAATCATCTTTCGAATGTCAAAGACATCCTCAAGTTTCTCAATGAGATCCTTAGGAACATAAGGAAACTCTTCTTCCTCAACAACGTTGTTTTCTTCTACTTCTTTGTTCATGTCTTCCTCCTACCTAGGACTATTGATTTAATTAAAAATAGCCCTAGGGGTATTAGTATTGATTAAAAAGGATTGTACTTCTTGGGTAGGCCCTTAGATTCACCTAAAGGGTAATCTTCATAGTGCAAGATTCTAGCCATAGTTGCTTCTCTAATGGCATCCTCTTCAGTAAGACCCTGAGACTTGAATGCTTTCAAGACCTCAGGCCACCATTCAGAATCAGGGTGCCCATTAAGGAGCTTATTGGCTTTCACAGGGCCATAAGTTGGACACCCCTTATAGCCATCTGTAACGTCCCCTACTAGGGTCTGATAGCACAGCCATTTCTTGGAGTCCTTCTCAGTGATGTTATGAAAGACATCATTACCGAAATCATAGAAGTAACCAGGGATTGTCTTGAAATCCTTGTCCATAGACACTGCGACACAAATATCTTTATAGACAGGACTAGTGCAGTAGATACCAACAACATCATCAGCTTCAAGGTACTTGACTGTATGAGAAATGTAGGTTTCTTTAATCTTGTCTACAAGACCTTTGTAACAACAAGGTTTACGATTAGATCGCCTATTGGACTTATAGTCAGGATTGTAGACTTTCCTAAAGTTATCCTCATCGGAGAAACAGAATACATAGGTAATCTCTTCACCAACAAAATGCTTATTCAGCTTCTCATCAATAGCAATAAGCATGTCGGTAAAGTAATCCCATGCGTCATCTACTTCAGCATGACAAGTCCAAAGACCATCCCCCCAGTCGATATCCTTCTGGACAGCAGAGGATGCCTTAAAGGCTAGAATGTCACCGTCTACAAAAGCATATCGCATTATTCACAAGCCTTAATAATAGCGTAAGCCTTACAAGTGAGCTTCCAATAATTAGTGGCTTCACTACAGTAAATAAGGAAGGTAATGTGGCCCCTAGAGGCCGCCTCCGCAATCAGCTTGGCATTCTCACGACAGAAGTCCGACTGAAACTTCGGACTGTTCTGGTCAATATAGTTAAGAAAGCTAAGATACTTATTCATTTTCTTTCTGGGGCCCCTCATAGTAAACACTCTCTTCTTCCCAATCAACTTCATAACCAAGACGTTCAAGAATCTCATAAAAGATTTCTTTGTCAGTCCAGTCTTCATAGAGTTTACAGGGATTTGGAATGTGCATAAAAAGCAGTTTACCATTCAATCGAACTTCTGCACCACCTGCAGTCCCATAAACAGGATCCGTCTTATAGAGCCACTTAATGTCAACAACACTCTTTTTGTTGGTCTTACACAAAGCCATTACCTCCTTAGGTTCATTCTTCTTAAGAATCTTTTCAATCTCTTCAACAGTCATAGGTCTACGAATCATAACCACTCCTTAATGACAATCGAACCAGTTGGCACCAATTTTACCCTCAGTGTCCAACTGACAGTTAAACTTAAAGAACTCCTGAGTCTGCCTCATGGATTCCTGTGCAATCCTTACGCAGTCCTCTGCGATTTCCCTTGTGCGACAGGCGATTTGGGTCTCATCGTGCACCCACGCCATCATGGCAAAGTCTCCGTCCCAACCATGCTTGTAGCCTGCTTTACGCATATTCTCCTCAACAAGACATACCCACTTCTTGCAGATAAGAGCACCTGCGGATTGCAACAGGGTATTCAGAGCCGAGTGAGGGCTTCGCACATAAACAACGCGACGATCAAGCCCAAGAATACTGTGAGTAATACTAAGATTACTGTTATCAGGGTGAGCACGTTTCCTCCAAGTTACCTTATTGACACCTCCGACCCACTCAGAGGATGTAATGAGAGTCCTTTCAATATCCGAACAGAGTTTCTTATAGGCAGGTACTGCATTAAAGAATCTCTCCTTAAGAGCCTTACCATCCTTTGCAGTACCGTGAATCACTTCACCGAGCTTACCGTCACCACCACCGTACATCATACAGTAGATCATGGTTTTCGCTTGATCTCTTGTGGGCAACCCTGCCATCTTCTGGTTATGAGTATGAATGTCACCATTCAGGATCTCATTCACGTATTCCCCATTGTCATAAGGATAGAGAAAATGAGCAAAGCACCTAAGCTCAAGACCTGAAGCGTCGATGCCTGCCTCATACCATCCAGTAGGGACTCTAAAAAGAGATCTACATTCCTCCCCATAGGGAGAGCGTCCTGCAGGTACCTGTGCAACATTAGGATAAGCATGAGTTGCACGACCAGTGACAGCCCCATTAGGATTAACAGAACCGTGAATGCGAGTGTAACCATCAGGATCATCCTTCATCAACTTTAGCCACGCATTGTCACCCTCAGCAAGCTGTGCAATACGCTTGTTAATAAGCAAATACTCCAAGATGTCCTCAGTAATGTCAATACCCTTAGCAGTCTTCAGAGTCTCTTCGTCAACCTTAGGGGCACCTGTAGGAGTCATTTCAGTAGGCTCCCAGCCTCGATCCATGAGAACCTTGGCAATGTGTTGGCGACTATTGGGATTAAAGGTCACCTCCTCATACTGAGGATAAGGGACACCTGCCTTAATGCCACGCTTAGCGTTATCTCTCTTATAGATCTTGTCTCCCTTATAGACAGTCCAAGACCCACCTTTTGAAACAAGGTTCTCATAAAGAACTTGTCGCTTACCCGACAATTCGGAATAGAGCTTTACTGCCGCATCTTTATCAAAGACAAAACCATTGCGCTCCTGCTTAGCCATCACCCAAGCAATGTCATGTTCAAGCTGAATAGCCTTCAAAGGGTAACCCTTAGCCATCAGCTTCATGAACAACTTATGGGTAACCACAACGTCCTGCTTGTTATACTCATACATCTCAGGAGTGAACTTGTCCCATGCGTCCTCATGTTCACCATAGGTGCCCTTCAGTTCACCCATACGGTAACCATAAGCCTTCAAGCTGTGGGAACCATAGAGAGCCTTAGGGAGCTTTCCAGAACGCATAAGGCCAACGTCAGTGTCCTTGATGTTCGAGTAGATCAAACGAGCAAGCACAAGAGTGTCAAGAACACAGTCGCGGGGATCGAAAGAAAAGCCGTCACCCATCAACTTTTTAAGGCACGGGATATCGAATCGGATGCCATTATGAAAGACGATATTGTAATCATGACGACCATACCAGTCAATTGCGTTCCAGTATTCCTTTAGATCCGTATACCCCGTGTACAAATCAGTATAAGAGTCGTAAACCCACCCACACCAGAACTTTGTGGTGGTATCCAACAGACCATTGGTTTCAATGTCTGTAATAACGAATTTGTCTTTAATTGTCAGCATTTTCTATTCCTTAAATAGCTTTGCTTATTTATTAAACTAAAACTCAGATTCAAAGGGGCAATCTTCAGACCCCTGTGGGCAATCCTTGAGTCTCCCTGTTTCAGGATCATACTCAAGGTAACCACTGACACCAGTGTCCCCACAGAAGCGATTCTTGAGGACTCTAAGAGTAAGCACATTAGGATTGTCACCCTGTTGGTTTCTCTCAAGGCCGATCACCATATCAGAGAGCTGTGCAATAGCTCCAGACCCTCTAAGTTGGCTAAGAGACACCTGTGCCCCCTCTTCGTGCCCCTTCTTTTCAGGACGCTTAAGATGAGACACTACGAACATGGTAGCCCCAGTCTCTTCCACGAGTGAACGAAGGTTTGTCATGAGCTTGTCAATAGCCTTACGTTCACCACCATCCTCATCGGTGTCCATGCCAGAGACCACAATTGAGATATGATCAAGGAAGATACGCTTACAACCAAGGGACACAATCATATACCTGAGCTTACCAAGCAGATTGCTTGAATCAAGAGACCCAAAGTGGTCGTACAGGAAGAATTTCCCGTTTCCAATAGTTTCCAAAAAAGCTCGGCTTCGTTCATCTTCATCTGTACCCTCAGGGTCGAGTATGAGCCGCTTGTTAAGATGAATCGACATGAGTTCCATCCCAGTTTTGCGAGTAGATTCTTCAAGAGCAACAATTCCGCATAGTTCTCCCCTGTGAACACCAAAGTAGTATTCGAGTTCTCTGAGTATTGTGGACTTTCCCATACCACTTCCACTTGTGAAGACATACAGTTCACCATGTCTAGCTCCTTTAGTTTTGTTCTGAAGAGCAACCCAAGGGTACTCCACAGAATCCTTAAGGTCATCAATGTCAGTTACGCATTTCTCGTAGAGATCGGTACCTGAAACAATTCCATCGGGTCTATACGGCTTAGCATTCCATACAGCTTGAAGAACTTCAGACCCCTTGCCTTCACTAAGGCATTCATTAGGATCCTTACAAGGAAGATTAGCAATATATGCCTTACCTGCAGGCAAGATCTTTGCACACTCTTCACTAGCTTTTCTACCCGGATCATCCATGTCAAACATTAGGATGACTTCTTCGAAATTTTCTAAATACTCAAGGTTTGCCTCAATAGCCTTCTTTGCCGCTTGTGCCCCATTAGGGATACTCACGACAGGCCACTTGTTACCCTGAAGTTGGCTCACAGTAAGACAATCAATCTCACCTTCAGTAATGACGATCTTCTTACCACCAGCCCACAATTGGGAACCATAAAGCCTATTAGAGATACTCCCAAGGACAGCAAAGGACTTATCGGGGAACCTGAGCTTCTGCCCCACAAGGTTCCCCGAATCGTCATAGTAACACGCTACTTGGCAAGGCTTCCCTTTGTAAACAGTAGAAAAATACTTGAATTTAGAACAAGTATCTTTACCAATACAACGCTTAGTAAGGGAAACCTCTTCAAGATCTTCAAAAGGAATACACTCCTTAGACACTCTAACCTCCTCACTCTTTACAGACCCATCAGGTCTAAAATAAGTATTACAAGAATAACAATACCTATGGCCATCACTAAAGACCCCACAGGCGTCAGAAGAGCCGCATTTAGGACAAGGTTCATGATAAAGGAATGTACTCTCTTGATTCATCTTTTAATAGCCAAATTTACAACGAAGGCTCTCCCAACCGTACAGGTTTTTATGATACCGCATGTCTCCTGCCCAAATACAGGGGTGCTCCATGGGTGACATATGGCCTGCATCAAGGAGCCTTCGTGCTAGCTTCTTGTCCTTGTGTTCGTCAGGGCAAGATCCGTCATGGTTGTTGTAAGACACTCTTGCACAGCGTGCAGAGGAAATAAGCATGAGATCATTAATGAGGACTTCAGAAGAACTAAACGAGTTCATGCAGTGCTCATCAACTTCCTCTTGGGTGATAAAGGGAAGACTAACATACTTCCCACAAATATGGTAGACACTAATGATAGTATTGCCCACCTTGTCCATCTCACCCTTAATGGCCCTTGCAAGATCCTGCATCTCAGGTTGTGCATCACTGGCAAGCCTAAGATGCAGGAAGTTATCCCATTCAGTAGCAGTCACAATCACGTTAATGTACTGGAAGGGTTCAAGGATTCGGTTGATGTGTTGCTTATGGATACCGAGCTTTTCCATGTGCTTGGCCGTCTCAACAGCGTTACGAGCCGCGTCAAGCCAAAGATTATAGAAGTCCGTAGCTACATCAATAGGGGCCTCTACATCCCCTACCATACCCGCTTTATTCATGTAGACCTTAGTCGGAACTACAGGCTTGCTCTCAATCTGTTCAATAACCTTAGCTACAGGGATAGCACGGGAGCTACTGGCATTGCGACTGAAGACCCTGTGAGTCATGAGTTCACTATGGATCATCCTAGGATACCTAAGGACGAACGTATAGAGATTATCCTTATGGCAGATGCAAAGGGCTTCACTTTCCCCAACTTTAGTTGTCATTATCTTCCTCATCATAGTCGTCGTCTTCATCCTCATCGTCTTCTTCATCAAGGGATTCAAGATATTCCTGATACTCGTCTTCCCAACGAGCTTCCCAATCAGATTCCATTCGATCAAGTTCCTTCTGAGTCTGCATAATTGCCTCTCTTTTAAAAAATAAATGGTACCCTAGGAGGGAATCGAACCCTCACGAGCCTTGCTTCTCCACTGATTCTAATTCAGTTGTGTATACCATTTCACCACTAGGGCCTGTGGGGTAACCGTTGCCCCTTCGGATCTATTTCGGTAGACATCCTATTCGGGAGCTACCCGACATGCTAAGAGCCGTAGGACTTCCTCACTTCTCTTATAATGAGAGGAGTACAATCAAACAGCGTATTTGGCCTCTCCTACAGGATTCGAACCTGTGACCGTATGCTTAGAAGGCATATGCTCTATCCAACTGAGCTAAGGAGAGTTAATAGTATTCGGTGACCTGTCGGGATCGAGCAGGAAACACCCTGTAATAAGTGAAAGGGCTATCTCGGTTATTGTCCTCCACTTCATGAATAGTTATCTCGTCAGTGTACTCATCATAGGAGTACCTGATGGAATAGAAGAGGGGCTCATCAGCTGAAGCATCATAGAAGATGCAAATGCAGTTACGGTTGTAACCATGAGCACCCTCAATCCTCGTATCGTACTTGTAATACTGTCTGTCGTTGACAGAGGCACCACCCATGGAACCTACAATCCTCTCAAGATCCCATTTACTAAGTCTGATGTAATCTTCTTCCATAATGTCCTCACTTATGTAAGTCAATTATTGCTTCGAGTCGTCTATTGGTGTCTCTGAGTATCTTAACACCTTCCCCGTGTAGTTCTGCACCTTCTGACAGTAGGTTTCTACACTGGATGATTGACTCTGCATAAGCTCTATCGGTATGTTGCATGATGGCTTTGTTTCCTGCATTGATGTTGTACTGCAGGCGGTTAACCCGCTTATCAATAGCAGATTGCACAGCATCAGCGGTAGCCATGTCTTTAAGAAGTAAGTTAATCGTTGCATCCTTTCTTTCCTGTAGAGTCTTTAGTTCAGTTAAGTGAGTCCTTTGTTCCTCTAGGAGAATCTCTTGATTTCTTTTTTCCTCAAGAGATTCACCTAGAGCCAGTCCCAGAATGAACGCAAGGATAACCATAAGAGATTTCACGTACTGCATACTCTCTCCCTAGGAGTATTGATTTTATTCAATGCGGACAACATCCCCTTCTTCAGGGTCTCCATTAAAGTCCTTAAAGACACCCTTTGAGAAGACTACCTTACTCCAGAACGCCTCAGTATCTTCATACCGAGCAAACTTAGCACCCTTATACCATCCCTTAACATCAAAACAAGGGCAGTCTTTGTGGACGCCTTCAAAATCTCTGTGGCCAAGTACAGTGACCTCATCCTTATAGTACCCCCTGAGATAATCCAGTAGACACTTAAGAGACTCCTTCTGCTCCTCTGTAAAGTTGTCTACGGACTTGCCTTTCGCATTCACACCACCAATGAGGCAGATACCGACAGAGCAGTTGTTATAACCCTTTACATGGGAACCAATGGCCTCTAGGGGCCTACCTCGTTGGATAGTACCGTCAGTAAGAATTACAAAATGATAGCCAATACCCAACCACCCCTGCTGTCTGTGCATCTGGTCAATGGTTTTCCACGTAAAAGACGGCACATTCTGAGTGGCAGAGCAGTGAACGACAAGATATTTAGTAGTCTCTCTATTCTTATAAGAGACAAAAGATTTATGCTCCTCAATCTTTGGAGCCTTGAAAGAAACCATATTTTAATTAACCTTTATTAAGAAGAATCCCTTCAGTGATTACCTTGGGATCCTCTTTAATCCATTCAAGGGGGATTGTTTTGTCTGAATACTTGATCCCATTCTTTTCACAAAAGGACGCATAAGTTGTTTTGCTTCCTTTGTAAATAGGGGTTTTGGATCTACTAAAGACAAAGCGAATGTCCAACTCGGGGTGTTGAGCCTTAATTAAAATATGTTTCTTCCTATCTTCAGAATCCCATACACCTTTAGTTTCTATGAGAATCCCATTAGGCAAAACGAAGTCAGGAGTATATTTGTGCTTACTTTCGGGCACAATATACTCCAAATACTTCTCCTCATAATGAGGCTCAATACCGAAGGCCCTGAGGGAGTCCGAGACTTTCTCCTCAAGGCCACTTCGGTAAGTTCCCCTGTTGTGCATCCTCTTTTTACTATAGGCCGCACTACGGGTAGTCATTTATTACTCTTTATGCCCCTTAAGCAGGTTGCTACGAGAAGGGAGCATAACCTTACAGTCTTCAGAAAACTCATTGCTATGGATGTCGTATACACTACTATGACCATTGACACGAATGAAGTAGTCATCGTCCTGACAACTCAGAATCTGACCGACCAGTAGGTCGGGACGACAGAAGCACTCTGAGGCTTCATAATCACCCTTAAACATGACAAGGACACAGGCACCCTCAACACCGCTAAGATCCTTGCTAAAGAATTCCTCAAGTCCGTAAGGCTTATCGCACTCGACAACTTCTGCGTCTTCAAAGATAAGATCCTCACACTTGACACTGAACGTGAACGAGTAGGGCATCACTTCATAGATGAAGTTAGCGTCATAGAAGGCGGTGTTGG